TCAGGATGGAGACCCGCGTCTTTGTGACAAATGACATAAGGTCGACCAACTAAGAGACATCCCCAGGCCTCGGCTCCCCAACTTGTTAGAATTGGAGAGAGTAAGGCTTTTTGAAGGGACAGAGGAATCCGATCAGTCGCCGCCGACAAATCGAAACTATAGAATGGACCCGAGGGTCTTCTTCTTAAGAGACGATGAATTGGCTTTAACTGGTCGTGAGTTCCATCTGTTGGAATCATTCGCAACAACTCAAACAAAGCCTCATGAAGAGGATGTAAGAGCCATTGTGTCATGATATCCACCATGGCAACCACTCGCACCTTACCTGCTGGTTCCTCCAAGGCCGCTAAGCGACCAAGGGTCCCAGGTTTAACTCCTGAAGATGAGGGAAATTTCGAAGCTTTCCTTCTAGCCTCTGAACGTTCATCCCAACCCCTTTTTAGAATTTGTTCTTTAAGGAGCGGAGACTTCAGATCAAAGGTATCGAAGTAATCACTAAGATATAACCCTGTCTTTTCAGAGTTACCCCAGGTGTCGATTCTGTTGAGAATCCAATGGTTCTTAGTCATCTTGGCCCAACTGTCGAGGAAGGGCTTCAGAGGATTATCATACCAAAGGATCGCAGAGGCTAACACCCCTGCCGGACTAGAAGATATAGGTGTGATATTACTCACAGCCTGATCGTCTTTCCGTACAGCAGAAGTCGACTTAGACACCAGGAAAGGTTTGGCACGTAAGCTTGCCAAGAACTCCAATGGTCCCGAAGGACCAAAGGCTCTCCCTACTCTAGACTTTTTAAAGTTCTTGAGTACGGCCTCCCGTAGATGAGTAGTTACGAAGTGACTAAACTCCGGAAGTACCCATTCCTCCATAGAGGTTGGTTCCGTTATAGTTCCCAATTTAAGCTTACCTGGGACTTCAATTATTCGGTATAAGCCGAATAATGTCTGCCACAGGCGAACTGCCCAAAGGTCCCCAGAACGCAACCGCGTTCTATGGAGTGCCGGGATGACTCTTGGTAAACCTGCTTTCGTCCTTGCTAACCGAAGCCCCAAGGGGTTAAGGTTATGTAGGCGTTGCCCACCCAAAGACTGCATAAGAAGAGATTGAGCTGACTTCATGAA